GATTCGTTGGCTGCCAGACGCAAAGCCGACTGAGATCAAGTCCCAACCTACATCTACTAGTCCTTTGACTAGGTCTGGATGTTTACAGATGCCATCTGCACGCCCTGCAGCCCAGAAAGGAAGGCTTATTTGATGGTATTTTGAGATAAATTCTTCAATCCATGAAGGCTGGATGAGGAAAGTATCATCATGAATCATTATGCAGTCAGGATGGTGAAGATCTTTCAGCCATTTAAGTTCATTGATTAAGGAATCTACAGAACGACGACGAAGTTTCTTGCCAAAGTGATTATCTTCAATTGGTTGACAGAAGCCGCATTGGTAAGGACAGCCTCGAGCTGATACAACCGAGATCATTCTTGATAACTTCCCACCATACCACCAACCGAGACAGTCTTCAGTCGCACTTTGGTAAATAGTTCGATCGAAGAAGGGAAGATCATCAAGGTTGGAAGGCTTCTCACCAAATATCTCACGGTCGAAGCTTGATGGATTATTAAGAAATTGAGGAAAGGTAATCTCACTTTCACCATGAAAGATGTAGTCTATGTCAGAGTTCTCAAGGAGTTCATTTGGAGCAGCCGTAACATGATAACCTCCAACCATTACCTTAGAACCTTGTTCTTTTGCAAATTTTATTATCTTCATTCCTATTGGATAGTAGGAACTTTTAAGACCGAAGGTGATTAAGTCGTAACCTTTTATTGCATCTCTTAATTCATCATCATTTAGCAGAGTTTTCATGTCTAAGAAATCAATATCACAGTTGGTAAGTTTAGCAACTGTGAAGGTCATTCCAGCTCCGTGATCATGCCAGGAGTCAAGACTCTTTCCTTGATATGGGTAGATAGCAATTAGTAAGGTCTTCATATAGACTCCATACAATTTGTATCTATATCATTAAGCATGTTGAAGTCTCTTTTCTGGCCTGTATCAGCCTGGCCTCTTTCTACCTTCTCTACCCACTCTTCAAGTGACCTTGTAAAATAGTGATTAATCCATAACTTTTTATAAATAGGAGACATAATAAAGGAACCTTCGATAGGATTTTTATCTATGTCAACACAAAAGCCTTTGGTATAGGAAAATATATGAGGATTTAGAGTGTCTTTTACTAAGTAAGGATTTACTATGCTTTTAATATTGACATTTGCTCGGTAAGTAGAGTTAGTATAACGAGTGAACTTTTTCATTTGAGAATCTGAAGTTTGTGATGATAAACCAGAAGATCCAAAGATCCTCCAACTTATTCCAATACCAGAGAATTCAGCATAATCTTCTAACGTCTTCTTAATATCTCCATTCTCACATATTATAAATTCATCCTCGTCAATGAAAGCCACTCGATCACAGTGAGGAAGGAAATTACTTTGGATGTCAGATAGGAATTTAAGATAAGAGATCTTCTGAATGTCTATGGTTGGACTAGGAAGACCTGAAATAGGATGAATGAAGATGTCTTTCTTAAAAGGAATGTTTTCGACAGCTTCAATAAGAGATACTATACTTTCATTGTCATAGAGGAAGAAGTAGTCTACTCCAATAGACTTATGGTAATTCAACCATTCAATTAAGTATGGTTGATAAGTGTCTCTCATTACTGTTTGGATGCCTACTTTCACGATTTATTCCACCTTCCAGGTTCGTAATAGTTGAATAAGGCAAATAAGTCAGGCCTGTAGTGAATATTATAGTTTGCCTTTAGATATTCTGCTATTGTTCCATCTTCACTTTGGCTGTTTCTGAGATAAGGAAGTGCCCTGAATATTCTTCCTTTCATGAAGTATTGTTCTCCACTAATTAGACCTATTATCATGTTATCAGGATGAGCTAGAAGAGTATCTGAAGGATACTGTCTAGTTAGTGGAGTGTTAGGAGGAATCTGATGTCCACGCTTTAAAGATATTACAACTACATCTTCATCAATAGTTTTGACTTCATCAAAGACTCCATCCTCATACATATCATCGTCAGAAGGAATACAGTAGTAATCCTCATCAATGATAGAAGCATTTTGAATGAAGTAGTTTAATTTCTGTATTCCTACAATGACAAAGTCTGGAGCTGGAGCATTGCCAGGAAGAATGATAGGCTGTATCCAAGGTTCGCTGAAGTTAGCTTCTGCTGCCTCATCCTCAAACATAATAGGATGCCAGATGATATTCATAGGGTGATATTTTCCTATAAGAACATCTTTTAAATGCTGTCTGGAAAAGGCCATAGTAATATGAATTTGCACTTAGTTATCCTCGTCACAGATCGTTTAAAATTTGAACGATCTTAGTTTACTTCCCATTAGACCTTCCACCAATGTAGCCTATAAGACCACCAATGGCAGCTATTGCAATCTGAGATGATTCAGGAGTTCCAATCCGAAGTGCCCAAGTACCTAGGATAATTACTCCAAGAATAGCAATAGTTCGATCAACTTTGTACAATATATACTTCTTTACAGGTGTATCTTCACTATCCATTTTATCCTCCTATAATGGTGGAAACTCTAGTGGTGGGGCTGTCTTTATCTCATGATCTCCACTTCCTACTTCACAAGATGAATCACCAAATAGATGAACGCCGTCATACCAGATGTTTGCTCTAAATTTATCAACTCCATCTTCAAGAAGAATATAATAAAATTCTCTATCAGCAATGTCTTTGCAATAAGGTGGAAGTTGGCCATCTCTAATCATCTGATATAAGCAGTCATGGACAAGACTGGCTCTTAAAGTATCTGGAGTGTCGATAGTAGGTCCACTAGGACCATCCCAAGCATAGCCAGACTTAATGACTAAGGTCCCATCTCCTGTTAAGTAGTACATATCAGTACGAACTTCAAAGCCGAAGATATTTACTTTAATAGTGTAATCTTCTACCAACTGATATTTATACTTACGTTTTCTGTAGCGGATGAACTTTTCTGTCATTTAGTCATCAACCCTAGTAAGTATTGCAAGGTTGCTATGTCAATCTTCTGTCCATTTGCTTCAACCGATGAAGTACCTACGTTGGCTTTTATGCTGTCAGCGGAGGTTAGAAGTCTAGTGTAACTGACTTTAGTTCCATCAGCTGACTCGTAACTTACAGATGCACAACTTGTTAATATCAGACATAAGATGACTAAAGCAAGCTTTTTCATAATTCCTCTTTTTCTCCACTAAATATTCTCATACAGTTTGTTACTCTCTGCAAGTAAGACTTTTTTTCAGCTGGATCACAGAAGTGCTCTGTAGCTTTTTTAGTGTCTTTCCAGCGGCTAACGAGGAGGCGAAGGAAGAGTAAACCACAGACGATATCGATTAAGTCATCGTCTATGTTTTCCATCTCTTTGAGTAAATCTTTCATTGCAATAGTAGACATTTGAAAGACACCTTTACAGCCGGTTTTAGATAGTTGACTAATCCCTAATGAACTCTCAACCATAGCGATTGAGGTCGCCCAGAGCGGATCAAGCCCTAACATAGGCGCTATGAGTTCAATCTTAGATTTAATATCTAGTTGCTTTTCGCTAAGCCTTATCATCTTGAGCCTCATCATTAAGTGAATTGTCACCATCAATAGGTGGACGAATCTTTGATTCGGCTGATTCATCAGGTTCAGGAGTTATGTCTATAACCAAGCCCATGCCCTCGGCTGCTTTTTTTCCTCTATTTTTAAATTCTTCAAGTTCTTTCTTTGTTAACACAGTTGAGACTGATTGAGATTGAATTTTTGTAGGAACACGAAGACCAGATAGTTCAAGTACTATTGTATCAGCGACATCTTTGCGATCTCTAAGTGTTGCCTCTCCAGATTCATTATCAAAGATTTCATGGTAAGTTGCAAGGGCTTTATCGGTTAAGATGCGAATTTTTTCTGAAGTTTTCTTTGCTTCTTCATCTCGGCTGAACCTCACTTCAGATAACTTAAGTTTGCCAAGTTCAGAGTTCAATGTGTCAGATACACAAGCTGGAGTAATCCCAAGAACTTCAGCTATATCAGTCTGCTTGAATCCTCTAGCAGCTAAATTAACTATCTCATGAGAGCGCTGCCAAAGTGACTTAATCTCATATCTTTTTCTCGGCTCATCCTCAGGTGTACGTCTATGATCAACGTCTCTAAATTCAAACCCATAGAGACCATTTCTTGATTGAACTTCTCCACTCATTATACAAAACACCTTCTCATTAATTTACGATGATCTCTTAATAAACCTTGGGCTGTTACATTATCCATTATAACATTATCGCATGAAATGATACTAATGTCAATGTAATATTATGTAATTAAGCACCAACTAAATCTACCAACTATTAGCAATCCAGATCGTTCAATTTATAAACGATCTCATTCACTACTCAACTCTGCATCAACGTCAACGTTGCATCGCAGATGCAGATCGTACCAAATTGTACATTGTTCTAGAATTCTAGCCAAAGTGGGGAGAGGCTAACCCGCCGCACTATGGAACGAAAACTCCCCATCGGCCTTTATTGTTATTATGTTGACAGTTGATTATCATTATGATATGATATGGTTATCATCTTATGATGAAATAAAAGAACAAGGAGTAACATCATGGATACAACTAATGACAAGACGCTAGGTCAAAGGATTGGGAAGGTAAGTAAGGCTTGCAAAGTTACCAATGCAAAGGGTGACGCAGTTACCATTAACGTTATCATTGACTTTTCAACGTCAACTGATAGCGACATCAGGGCATGGCTCGCAAGTGACAGAATAATTGCAGGGCAAAGGCCTTGGAGGGCACTGAGCAAACAGGAAATTGAGGAACTTGACAGTCAAACGTTCAATGCGAACTCAATCGGCACAAAAGTCAAATCACGCTCCGAGCAACTCAATGACCTTATGACGGTGTTTGTGAATGCAGGCGTTGATGCAACTCAGGCACTCGCACTTGCGAACGCTGCTCTTGATAATCCGAGTTCGTTGACAATTACTCAATAGTTTCACGTGAAACAAAGGCCACTAGTCAACACGATAGTGGCTTTTGTTTACCTCTATTCAATGGTTGTTAATGAGTTCGTTTAACAATTAAACAATCTATTGATAGTTAATGATTAATAGTTAATGGTTTAGATGTTTGATGTTTCCCGAATATTACATTGCTATTGTATTGAACTACAGGTATAATATGATATGACGTTAATGTGGACATTATTGTAATGTAGTGCTAGAGTGCTGTTTTGGATACACTCCATGCCATATTTTAAAAATATACACTATACACACTATAGAAAATATATATAAGAGATATATATATAGAGTAATATATATAATGTATGTATGTATGTAAGTGTAGTATATATAGAGTGAGTAGGCAAGTGGGTAAAATGGATATTTGGGGTATGGGAGGCCCAAAGTAGCATTACAGCACTA